GTGAACGAATTCTCGACCGACGCTCATTAATTTGTGACCGGGAGTAAAACTCCCCCGAGCAGCAAGCACAAGAAGTGCTATACTACTCGAGATAAAAATCTCCCGATCTCATAAAAATGAGTGTATAGCACAAGGTGCTACTGTCGAACGTGCTAAATACACGTACCAGACGACCACTGTCTGGATTTTAAAATTATATACATTGTATACAAATTTACATTGATTTATTTATTTATTATTTATTTATCTATTTTACATTTATATTTACATAGTGACGGAATCTAACGTAAATTACGGAAGTGCAACAGCTTGATACAAGTATATTTTCGGTGCTCCCTGATACATGAACAAGCTAAAATCATCGGCGGCTGCGCAGAAAAACATTGTCTTGCAATATTCTGGTGCCGATACCGTGCTGAGCTCATACGTTGCTAAATCGCACTGATCTTCCTGTATTTCTGCTGCCAAACAATGACGTGCTGGGTAAAAGCGTTTATCACTGTGGTAAGGTATTTCAGCTTCCAACACATTATTCAATCGAGTAGCCACTAAAGTGGCACCCATATTAGTATTTTTCCCGTTGTAAAACAATTCATCATCACTAGCTGCCTGAGCCTGCCCGGGCGCATCTTGAGTATATGTGTCTACGCGATATCCGTTACGAAGACCAGTTGGGAAAGCATTAACGCGTGTATAGCGTTGATGGGACACAGATTGAGCTGAGTCAACCAAATATGCTTTCCATCGGATACCACCTCTGTACCCTACGAAGGCTGGTGTCACGTAATTTAATAGAGTCATGGCGGCATAATTAACTCCCGAAGCACCATTTGTCAAATCACGTGTACCGTTTGTGTTGGCGACATTGCTACCACGATAAAATGGAAACTGCCAATGACGATAGCGTGCGCGGTACAAAATGGCTCTAGTCATGCCAGTTAAATCCCAACGCAAGGAAGTATGATAATTGTATCGTTTCAACAATGCACGAAACGAACAAATTGGATCGCCGTAATACACCATAACGGCTTTATCATCCTGCAACACGTGGGAAGCTAATGCCATCTCGGTCGATTGAGGAGATGGTTTTGACGGTTCAGAATCGTTAGCTGCTGCATCTTCGCCAACTTGGGCTTCATATTGTTCTTCGATTTCAACACCACTCTGAGGAAAATATGAAGTGGTGGACATGACAAAATCAGAAGGCGCAAAAAATTCAGCATCTTCCCCCATGGACACAAAAACACTGATTTTGACGTCGTTATCAATAGCATCATCAGGCCCAGTTAGCTGATTGACAACATACACGCCTATGCTACCGTTATTAAAGCTGTCATTCTGGGGAGCCAAAATAGCACCCGTAGATGCCTGGTTAGCATACTGGGGTAGTCCCGTAGTGCAATTCTTGTACGTATGCTTGTTACCCCAACCAACATCAATAGTAAAATCTCTCTCCGAATGCAAATCAATCACATGGGTATATTGTGTTTGATAATCTGAAGTGGAGTAAACTTGATTAGGATCATACACTACTTTTAAACGGCCTCTATGATACGCAGATGCCTCTATTACGAATCTGTAACGCAAAGTGCCTCTCCAATAACTAAAAGGTAAAGCTGCAAATCCTGGAGATGTTAAATACATAGCTGTGCTTGTGCCTACACCAACACAAGGCGTCACAACAGTATTCCACAATAAAGCTTCATTAGCGAATGTTTGAGGCCACGTGAATTGACCCATATAACTCTCGTGCGCAACTATAGATCGAATGGACAAATCATCATTGGATCCCAGGCCTACTGTTCTAGGATCCACTGTAACTTCTTGTTTCCAATCTAATGTCAATTTTTCAGACGTATCAGGAACATTAGTGTTGGCATAATTCCCTCCTGGTCGAGCTTGCACGTTGTACCCTATGCGAGAAGTAGAAGGCCTGGAAAAGCCCAAAACTGCAGCCATGCTGCTCAAAGCACCTGCTCCAGCTTCTGACGCTCGAGCGTACGGTCCAATCATCGGTAAAGATTTCATCCTACCAGCTATATTCGCCACAACTGCAGCTGGCTTGGAAATAAAATCATTACCATACTCGTCTCTCACTTTGTTCAACAGACCCATCTGTGCGGCATACTCACACCCAGATTGAGGAAAAAGATCATCAGAAATTTTTGTCGTGGGAATAGCCAGCGTAGCCTCCTCAGCCCACGCAAAAACAGTAATATTAACTTTATCTGCTGAACCTTGAGCATGTTTCAGAGTCGACAAAGATTGCATATATATAAGGCCCATGGTATTCCAATCTGAATCAACAATAGACATGTAATTCAAAGGGGAAATAAAGGGTAAAATTATGTCCGCACCAGAAGAGGTAGTAGAATCCAAAAATACGTGAGGTTTTTGGGACAGGGCGCAATTAAAATCTGCATCGTACGCTGTGACGTTTTCAAATTGATCCGAGCTAACATCCAAAATAGCCGATGCGCGCGGAGTATATCCTGATAAAATTTTCCCATAATGGAATGGTGAACCGTTGATCAAAAACCTAACGTGTAAATTCGATCGTACCAGATTAAAGTTGCTGATGCGATTAATAACACGCAGGTTAGTATAAAATTCAACCCAGGGGTTGAATCGTTCAAAAAACGTAGTACCAGGAGTCCAATCAAAACTACGAATTCTAACCGGGCGCTTCAAAAAATCTCCTAACGGAGCGTCATCGTTATCTACGTTTCCAAAAGTGGCATCTAAGTCGTTATGCACAACTTGCAACCATGCGGGGTTTGCGTCGTTAAAGGTTACATTCTGAGCCCGCGAGCTCTCAGTTTGTTCGTTAACCGTGATGTTAATCAAGGAATCGGAGCCTTTAACTGTGTCTATATTTACATTTTTATTTGTGTTAGCGAGTTAATTAATTTACAATGGTAAATGGGAAACTCAATCCACCTACCTGCATCTACATGTGTTCCCGTAGCCAACGGGGGCAGTAAAAACTACCGAAGCTATATATACAAAGCCTATGAAACATGAATCACAACATGAAGAAAAATATTTACAAATTTCATGGTATCCAATTATATACATCCCTTTTTAACAAATATCACATAACCCGATGGGATTCGGGATGAAACTTTTAAAGTGGTTTCGGGCACTATTCGGAAATAAAAGGTTGGGCATCCTGCTCCAAATACTTCTTTTTCCACTGAACCATACGCTCAGCATAACTTGTGTGCAATTCAGCACAGTGGTGTTCTATACCACATCTCGCGGCCACAATTTGCAATTTTTTCCTATTGCTTTCGTAAATGGCTTCGCCGTGAAAAAACCATTCTCGCATTGCTCCATCTATGTTACAGCCCGCCAATTCTTCCTTTGAAAGGGCTGCTGTTCCAATAACAGAATGCAAAGACTTTAAGATAGACATCTCATCCAAAGGCGCAAAATACATTTCAACCTCCGGCTCAAATCTAAACTTCCGTTTCAAAAAGTCAGCTGAGTCGATAGTCAAAAATTTCATAGCGACTGATTCTTTGTCAGGCATCGTAAACTTCTTCCCAACACGGGCCAATTCCTCAATGGCGGTAATAATATTAAAATCATCTGCATCTTTCGATACTGACCCTACTACATCATCACCATATGTCATCAAAGCGACATTAGTCCGAAAAGGTACCGCACACAGCGTATACTTGCGAAAATATACACAGCGCATCAAAAAAGAATTCACAATACAATTGATATATACCGTCAAATTTTGTCCTGATGGATTGGAACCATTCAGCTGAACCAAAGTCCCATCATAGGACATAGTGGGGTAACAAATTTCCGTTGCTATTCCCCTCATAATTTGAAGATCTATCTGATTATAGTCACATTCTTCTGCAAGTTCAATAATAGCCTTAAAAGCCAGAAACATCTCACTAGGTTTCATCTCCAAGTCATACTTGGAGTGATCTCCGGCAAAAATTCTGTCCTCACCAAAAGAAGTAACATGCAATGCCAACTCGTGCCATTCGGGCCCCTGAGCATTAATACCCACAGAACATTCAGATAACTGCGGGTACATTGATAAGAATCGCATAATAGGCAAATAATATTTCCTAACCGCCAATTGCAACTCAATGGGAGAAGCTTGGAAAACACGCACTTTGTCTTTAGATAACTTAGTAGGCTCATCCTTCAAACTGCCTTTAAAAATAGGATAAGCTCGTTTACCATAACACCATGCACGTTCCATTTCTCGCATTCTGTCAAAGAAAATAGGGTTCAATGTTCGGGGCTCATTATGATCGGGGTAATTCACCGGGTCAAGGAAAATCACATGATCACTTTTAGGTCCGCCCAATGGAAAACCGACAGAAGTGGACATTTTCATAGAGTCAATAAATTTGCGACCATCAATACCTGAAACGGTTTCCACATCGGTCAAAGGTTTAGTATTGATCCAGGAACCACACTTAATCTTGGCAAGTAAAGGCTCAAGCCAATCTGTCTTCGCAGCAGATAAAAGTTCCAGCTCAAACCCAGCGTTAATGTTCGAACTGTGCAATAAAGCCTCGCGAAAACATTTCTTCTCTGGTTTAAACTTTGGAGGTCCCCATATATTAGGTTGCTCAAAAACCTCGGCAACGGCATCAGAAATGACTGTAGGAATAACGCCCGATACCATGTTGGTGCGGGCATCGGTCATTCCATACACCTCGAAATGGTTATCGAAAGACATAAAATTCACAATGCTCTTAGGGTGAATGTCTGTAGTTTTCAAAATTTGCTTACCATACAATTCCGTTGGCATATCACCCTCGGACATGCTTGGCAACACATCTAATTGACGAATCTGAAAGATGGCAAATTTAACCTGATCCAAAG